TGATTAAATAATAAACCGCTTTAATTCGGAGAAAATAAAATGAGCGATTATATAAACGAAGGTCTTCTGAATTCAGCTTCACCTATTAAGAAGCAGAAAGATGAGGCCGCTAAGCTCGTTACTAAGTGGGAACAATCTGGACTTTTAGAAGGAATGGATAATGAATGGCAACGTTCTGGTATGGCTACATTGTTAGAAAACCAGGCACGTCAGTTAATATCTGAGAATTCTACTACTTCACCTAGCGCCGGTGGTGGTGTTGGAGATGAAGAATGGTCAGGAGTTGCTCTACCATTAGTAAGACGAGTATTTGGTAATATCGTAGCACAGGAACTTGTTTCTGTTCAGCCTATGAACTTACCTTCCGGACTAGTATTCTATCTTGATTTCAAGTATGGAACTGCTGCTGGTAAATTTAGTGCCAATGATTCAATTCATGGTAAAACAGGTCCTAACTCACCATCTGGTTCAGTTGCTCCTTTCGGAACAGACGGACTTTACGGAGTTGGTAAATATGGATATTCCATCAGTCAATCTGCAGTTTCTGTTGCTATAACATCAGCTCCTGTCGCTAGTTTTAAGGACATTGATTTTAATAGTGAAGATTCTGCTTCAATAACTGCTGGACTTTTCAAAATAAGTCTTGCTAAAACTAACTTTCCTGAAGCTGATTTTACAGCTGTTAGGTCATGGAACTTTGCTGAAGATGGAGTAACTAATGTTCTTAATCAGTATACTAAGGTAAGTGGTGCTAATGTTGACATAATTGTTGATTCTGCTAAGGCTTTAAATGCTACTGGTTCATATACAGTTAACTATGTTAAACAACCTTCTGCTGCTACTCGTGGTGATTTTGAAGATAGAATCGGTAATGCTAATGTAGATCAGTTGAGTATACCTGAAGTTAACTTGGAAATGAGATCATTACCAATTGTTGCTAAGACTCGTAAGTTGAAAGCTGTTTGGTCACCTGAGCTTGCTCAAGACTTAAACGCTTATCATTCTGTAGATGCTGAAGCTGAATTAACATCAATGTTAAGTGATTACATCTCAATGGAAATTGATTTGGAAATCCTTGATATGTTAATTAGTGATGCTCAAACAGAAGAATACTGGTCAGCAAAAGCTGGTGAGGACTTCGATTCAGGTACTAACTCGTTTGCTACAACTACTTTCTACGGAACTCGTTTTGAGTGGTATCAGACATTAGTATCTAAGATTCAAAAAGTATCAAATGAAATTCATCGTTTGACACTTCGTGGTGGTGCTAACTTTGTAGTTGTTGCTCCAAAAGTTGCTACTATACTTGAATCACTTCCTGGCTATGTAAGTCAACCTGGTGATGGTGGAAATGATCAATTCGGCATGGGTATCTCTAAGATAGGTCAAGCTGCTGGTCGTTACACAGTCTACAAGAATCCTTACATGACTGAAAATTCAATCTTGGTTGGATTTAGAGGAAGTAACTTCCTAGAAACTGGTGCTGTATATTCACCATACGTTCCGTTAATTACAACTCCATTGGTTTACGATCCTAGTGATTTTACTCCAAGAAAAGGTGTGATGACTCGTTACGCTAAGAAGATGATTCGTCCAGAGTTCTATGGTTTAATTCATTGTAAGTCACTTGACTTAGTCTAAATTATATCATAAACCTGATACATAATAATAGGGGGGAACATAAGTTTCCCCCTTTTGTTTTTAACTTATATTTATAGTTGATATCAATGTGATATTAATTTAAATTAATAACAAAGTCTTAAATGACTATATGATTTTTCCCGCGGCTGGGTAAATCAAGGAGAAAATCAAAAATGGCAAATACAATTAAAAAAGTTACAATGAATGATGGGAGTACCTTTAATTTAGGATCTATCGAAGAAGCTGCTATCAAAGGAGTAGAGCAAGGTGCTAATGTCTTCGATGATGCACAGGTACTGAAATCAACGTTACAAGTTCAAGGACTGTCACATACAACACACTATGGTAATACTTCAGGTTCAATCATAGCTGATAGTACTGCAGCTTTATCTTTAAGTGGTTCGACTGCTTTTGGTAGAACATTTATATGTGCATTAGATGGAGCAGCTAAAACAGTAAATTTTCCACCAAGTGTAGGTGCAGCTGATATTGGAAAACAATTTAAAATAGTCCAAGGTCCTTCATTAGTTGCTAGTGGTGTATTAACATTAAAATCTCATACTGGAAACACATGGTCAGAAAACAGTTGGTCAAGTGGTACTGCGGTTGATGAATTTAAACCTGCTAGTCATCTTAATAATACAATAGTAATTAGTGGTGCTAATACCAATAGTGCTTTTGGTGCTGGTTCAACAATTACTGCAACTGTGGTTGCTGCTGGTAAGTATAGAACAGAGATTCAATGCATCCCATTAGGTGCAGGAAATGATGCTATAGCTTATTCAACAACATAATAACTGGAGAAGATAAAATGGCAAATTCAAAAACACAAGTTACTATGAATAATGGCTCTAAAGTTAATCTAGGTGACATGGAAAAAGCTGCTATTAAAGGTGTAGAACAAGGTACTAATGTCTTTGATAGTGCAAATGTAATGAACTCAACATTACAAGTTCAAGGCCTATCACATACAAGTGCGTATGGTGATACATCCGGATCTACTATTCCAGATACTGCAGGAACTTCTTCATTAGATTCAACTGCTTTTGGTAAGACACATTTATCTTTACTTAATGATGAGAAAAGATTAGTGATTCTTCCAACAAATGTAGGTGCTAGTGATATTGGTAAAAAGTTAGTAATTAATCAAGGTGCTTCTTTGGTAGATACTGGCGTATTGGATATAAGTACAGGAGCTGGAAATACATTAGCTATGAATAGTTGGGCTGGTGGTATTGGAGTTACTAAGTTTAGACCACTTGGTGATGCTAATAACAGAGTAACAGTTACTGGTGCTGATACTAATAGTGCTTTAGGAGCTGGTTCAACCCTTACAGTAACAGTAGTTGCTGCTGGTGAATACATGACAGAACTTCAATGTGTTCCATTGGGTGCTGGAAGTGATGCTGTAGCATTTTCAACTAAGTAGTAATTAACTTAACTACCGAGTACATAACAAAGGGGAAGACTTCGGTTTTCCCCTTTTGTTTTTATAAACTTTATATTTATAGTTAAGGAGAACTATAGATGCCAAAATTAGAATATGCTTATGTTGATCCGTCAACCTTTTCAAGTGGTGAAACACCATATGGAACTTATGATGCTGATAGTACATTTCAAACTGATATTGTTTCAGTAACCAAGTGGTGTGCTAAAAGACTTGGGTTTCCTGTTTTACAATTAGAAATACCAAGTAGTTCAATTTATGCTTGTTTTGAAGAATCGGTAAATGAATACTCACAACACATAAACAACTACAATATAAAGAATTGGATGTGGGAACAGTATGGTGAGAAAAGTAGAATATCAGGATCATTAGGTACAGGTTCTGCTAATCCTATAACTCCATCATTAGGAGCATCAATTGGACTATCTGATAAATACGGTCAAGTTGTTAATATGGGTGAAAACTTTGACCTAAAAAAAGGACACATTGTTTTATCTGGCTCACAACAAGATTATGATTTACAAGATGTTTGGGCTAATTCCAATGAGAGTGGTAAAAGAATTGAGGTACAAAAAGTATATAATCAGGCTCCAGCGTCTATATCAAGATTTTACGATCCTTTTGCTGGTGGATTTGACCAAAGAAATATGCTAGATGCTTTTGGTTTTGGTAATGTCGCGCCAGGTGCAACATTTATGTTACATCCAATCAGTTATGATTTAACTAGGGCAAATCAAATTGAAACATCTGATTTGGTTCGTAAAAGCGCTTATAGTTTTGAAATACATAATAATAATCTAAGGATATTTCCTAGACCAACAACCAGAGACACCGGAGAAAAGTTATATTTTGAATACTATGTTAAAGACGATATTAGAAACACAGACAATGTTAATGCTGGTTTACAAGGTGGGGTATCGGATCCTTCTAATGTGCCATATAAATTTATTACCTATAGCTCTATCAATCAACCTGGTCGTCAATGGATTAGAAAATATACTTATGCTCTTGCTAAAGAGCTATTGGGTATTATTAGAAGCAAGTATAGTTCTATGCCGATACCTGATGGTGAGGTAACATTAGATGGTGAGGGGTTAAAAACAGAGGGTAGGGAAGAAAAACTACAATTACTAGAAGAGTTAAAAGAATTTTTAGAGTCGGTATCTTTAACTGAAAAGTTAAAAGCTGAAGCCGAAGAAGCAAATGCTCAACAAGAAGTGTTAGGGAAAGCTCCACTACACATATACATAGGATAACATATGTCTGCTACTAGACCATTTTTTATTTCCCAAAAGGAAATCAACTTAGTTGACCATATGAATGAAGAACTCATTGATGAGATAGTCGGTCAATCAGTTGATATTTACAAGATAGCACCAGAACATACTAATTCTAACATATATGGTGAATCAACCACTAAGTATTTCAATGTTGGGTTTAGGGTAAATTGTCTGATACGATATAATGCTCCTGAAGTAGAACAATTTAATGAAGCAGGACCTGATTCCAACTCTACAATAGATTTAATGTTTCAGAGAAATAATTTGGCTAGTGGTAGTCTGAACTTTTTTCCTGAAGCCGGTGATGTATGTGATTGGAATGAATGGTATTGGGAAATCAACGGAGTTACAGAACCACAACTTATTGGTGGTCATCCAAACTTTAGTCATGCTATAAAAGCAACAGCACATCGTAGTAGATTGTCATCTATTAACATAGAGGAAAGACCAAGATAATGGCTATTCAACTACTAGATAAGAAACTTGTGATGAAACCAAGAAGGTCTTCTGTGGTAAAGGTTGAAAAAGAACTTGACTTTGTGGAAAATTATGATAGTGATAGTGAAAATATCTACCAAGAACCAAGAGTTGATAAGTTTGATGAGATAATAGGTTTGTTAAAACAAGGTAGCGTATATGGGGAAAAAGATAATATCACATTAGGTGCTGTAGATGTTCCTATTGAAAAACAAATAGCTATTGATAAGGTATCGACTAAAGGATTAAAATCAGAAACATATAAAAATGATTCTAAAAGTAAATTAGATAAACTAAGGAAACTACGCCGTGGCAATTAAACCAATAACAAACAAAGATGCTCCAAATGTATCTTCTGTTAATCGAGAATCACAAACTAGTATAAGAAGTGAGAAAGGAAACTCTAAGGTTGTCATCAAGAAACCTGGTGGTGCTAATGCTGGTAAAGGATTCTCTATTGGTTTAAAAGAAATAGATACAGCAGTTATCAAACACATCCGAAATATTATGAAACCAAAGGTAAGGGAACAAAACGAGGTAATCTCTGTTCCTGTATTGTATGGTAATGAAGAAAGGTGGAAGTCTGTTAAAGCAAGGGGTGCTTTAAGAGATAAGAACGGAACAATAATCTTACCTGTCATGGTAATAAAAAGAACATCAGTAGGATTTGATGATGCTATGCCTATGTCATTTGATAATGACCTACAAGGTAAGTTTATATCTGTGATTCGTTCAAGTAGTGGGTGGAGTAAAAATAATAGATACGATAGGTTCTCAATATTAACTGGTCAACAACCGGTTCAAGAGTTTGTTAAGACCGGTATGCCAGACTTTGTGACTTGTAGCTATAGTATAGTTATGATGACATCTTATATTGAACAAATGAACGATTTAAACTCACTTTGGTTAGAACACCTAGAAACTTACTTTGGTGTTCCAACATCTTATCGTTTTCTTTCATCACTTGATGGTGATATATCAAATGAGATAGAAATGGAATCACAAGGTGAGAGGATGATTAAGAACGAGTTTACTATGACCATTAAGGGATATGTAATGCCAGAGTTTACCGATAACATCTTAGGTAAAACTGCTGAACTACAAAGAGGATATCAACCAAAAAAAGTATCGTTTTCTGAAAAAATTATATAATTATATATATAAATTGTTACATCAAACTAAACAAGAGGTTTTTAAAATGTCCGAAATTAAATTTACAGAAGAAGAACTAAAATCATTAGCTGAACTACAAACCAAATCTGCTACTATAACAAATAGATTTGGTCAATTAGCTATTGCTAAAATCAACTTAGAAAAACAAAACGAATCGGTTGAAGAAGAAGAGTTTAAACTTCATGAGGAATTGGAAGGTCTTAAAAAAGAAGAACAAACACAACTAGAGTCTATTACTAAGAAATATGGTCCTGGTCAGTTAGATCCACAGACAGGTGTATTCACACCATCAGTTCAAGTAGAATCCCCATCTGAATAAAAAAAAACTACGATTATAAATCCTTTTTTTGTCTTTTGAGAAAATAGGTAATATTTATATATGAATAATTATATTTAAATCATTCCTAAAAGTTTCGGAGAAATTAAATGGCTGAAAAAATCGTATCACCAGGTGTATTTACAAATGAAATAGACCAATCATTTTTACCCGCCGCAGCCGGTCCAGTTGGAGCTGCTATTGTTGGTCCTACTGTAAAGGGTCCTGTTTTAACACCAACCGTAGTTAATTCTTATGGTGAATATGTTAGAACTTTTGGAGAGTTAATTCAAACTGGTAGTGATAACTATCAATATTTAACTTCTCATACTGCTAAAGAATATCTCAGACAAGGTGGTCCTCTTACCGTTGTAAGAATAGCCGGTAATGACACAAAAAGAGCTACTGCTAACGTAGATTTAACTGTTGGAGTATCCGGTTCACGGAATACTATATTTACACTTGAAGCTTTAGGTGATGGTCCTCAGTTTAATAATTTTGTAGGAACTGGTTCAGCTTTAGGAACTGATCAATTATTAACACCGCAGATAAATTCTGCTACTAATAAACAATTTGAATCAGGTAGTTTTGGTGGTCGTTCTGATAACTTTCGTTGGGAAATATCTAATCAAAATACTTCTAAAGGTACATTTACCCTTTTACTTAGACAAGGTGATGATACTAGCACGAAAAAGAAAATAATTGAAACACATGCTAATTTATCATTAGATCCAGAATCTACTGATTATATTTTGAAAAGAATCGGAAATGAGACAACATCGGTGCAGGTAGAAGATGGAGTTGCTTATTTAAGACCTAGTGGTGAATTTCCAAATAAATCTGGTTATGTAAGAGTAAGTAGTTTACCTGATTCTAGGAAAACTCCTGCTTATTTAAATACTAATGGTGATGTAAATGCACCATATGCTGGGGTTGAAACAACTTATTTACCTCCGGTCGGTAGTGGTAGTTATGCTGGTGCTTTTGGATTAATTAACGGGTATCCAGTAAGTGGACTTCACACAAAACAAATTCGTGGTGATAATGGAACTAATGAGGTAGCACATCCATATAACATGTACTTAGCACTTGATAGTGATGATAATAGTCAAGGTGTCAATTTAGCAGTAAGTTCTGTTACAGTAGGAACTGGTGGTTATGCTACTGCTATAAGTTTACTATCAAATAAAGATGAATATGCTTTTAACTTATTATTTTTACCAGGTATTGTTGATCAAACCGGAACAAATTCTAACACCATTATAAACGATGCTATTCAATTATGTGAAGATAGAGCTGATTGTTTCTTGGTATATGATAATACTTTTCTTACAGATAGCGTAGCTAATGCTAAGACAAATACAGAAGTTCGTAACTCAAGTTATGCTGCTGCTTATTATCCTTGGGTTCAGATTCAAGATGCTACTACTGGTAATCTTAGATATGTTCCACCATCAACCGTGATTGCTGGGGTATATCATTTTAACGATGTGGTAGGACAACCTTGGTTTGCTCCTGCTGGTTTAAACAGAGGTGGAATTGATAGTGCTGTTAGGGCATACAGAAAATTAACACAAGGTAATCGTGATGACCTTTATGAATCAAATGTCAATCCGATTGCTACATTTCCTGGACAAGGTGTTACTGTCTTTGGGCAGAAGACAACACAGAAGAAAGCTTCTGCTCTTGACCGAGTAAATGTAAGGAGATTGTTAATTAACTTAAAAACATTTGTTGCAAGTTCTTCAAGAGGTTTACTCTTTGAACAGAATACAAGTGATTTAAGAAATCAGTTTTTAAATGTTGTTAATCCTTATATGGAACAAGTCCAATCTAATAGTGGATTAAATGCTTTCCGTGTTGTAATGGATGATTCAAACAACACACCAGAAACTATTGATAGAAATCAGTTGATAGGTCAGATATTTATCCAACCTACAAAAACTGCTGAATTTATAGTATTAGACTTTGTAGTACAACCAACCGGAGCTGCTTTTCCTGAATAGATTTTTGGAAAAGTGATATTTATTATTATAGGAGATAAATAATGGCCGAACTTTTAGAAGCAAATAAAATATTTTACACACCATACGAACCGAAGTTAAAAAATCGTTTTATTATGGAGATTGATGGTATACCAGCCTTTACCATAAAAACAGCACAAAGACCTCAAATAACTTTTGACGAGGTTGCTTTAGAACATATGAATGTAACAAGATATGTCAAGGGTAAAGGAAGATGGCAGACACTACAGATAACAATGTATGATCCTATAGTACCATCAGCTGCTTCTGCTGTTATTGAGTGGGTTAGACTTCATCATGAATCAGCTACTGGTCGTGATGGGTATCAAGACTTTTACAAGAAAAATGTTACTTTCAATGTATTGGGACCTGTCGGTGATATTGTTGAAAAATGGACACTTTATGGAACTATGATTCAAGACGCTAGTTTCGGTGACTTGGACTTTAGTGCTTCAGAACCTGTTGAGATAACACTAACATTAAGATACGACTACGCTATACTTGAATTCTAAAGAAAAGTTGTAAACATACAACAAGGAGTTATAAATGTCAGAACATAAGTTCCCTACGGAAGTTATTGATTTACCATCTGGTGGAAAGGTATATCCAAAAGACTCACCACTTACTGAAGGTAAAATTGAATTAAAATATATGACCACAAAAGAAGAAGACATCCTTATGTCTGAAAACCTTATTAAGAAAGGTGTGGTTATTGATAAACTACTAGATAGTTTGATTGTTACAGAGGGTGTAAATCAAGCCAGTTTGGTATTGGGTGATAAGAATGCTATATTAGTTGCTGCTCGTATTCTTGCTTATGGTCCTGAATATACTGCTGAGGTAACAAACCCAAATGATCCCGAACAGAAAGTAGAACACACATTTGACCTTACTACCTGTCCTTTTAAAACTTTACCCGATGGTGTTGATTATACAGATAACTCATTTGATTACACTACCGATATAGGTAAGAATAAAATTAAGTTTAAGTTATTAACTGGTAAAGAAGAAGCTCTAATAGAAAAGGATTTAAAACAATCTGCTAAGTTTGGATACTCTAGTGATATTACAACTAGATTGAGATATACTATTACAGAGGTAGATGGTGATAATAAACCAGAAACAATAAATTCATTTTCACAGAATATGTTAGCTCGTGATTCTGTAGCATTGAGAAATTACATTCAAGAAATTTCTCCTGATATTGACTTGACATCAGAAATAGAAATAGGGGGTGAAACAGTTAGCGTGTCAATTCCGCTTACTGTTGGGTTTTTTTGGCCTAACTCCTAAAAATAAATTAGATATACACCAGTCTATTTTTTATTTTATCTACGGAACGCCAGGTTTTTCATTTAGTGATGTATATGATATGCCTGTTCATTTAAAGAACTTTTATATCCGAGAGTTTATGGATTTAAAAAAGAAAGAAAAAGAACAGATGGATGATGCTCAACCAAAACAGCAATCAACAATTCCTCGTAGATTTTCTCCTAAATAACTCTTTTCTTTATATTTATTAATGTAACTAGGAGAACTACATCATGTCGTTTATGGATAGAGATAATATTATTGAAGAAGGTTTGTTCGACAAACTTAAAAACTATTTTAAAGATAGAAAAAAATATGATAAACTCACTAGGATTTTAATGAAAGATCCAAAATGGAAAAAGGCATATAAAGATGTTGAAAAATCTTTAAATAAAGCTAAAAAAACAGCTGATTTAATAGCAAAACAGGCTGGTAAATAATGGCAAAAAATAAAGTAACAGAAGAACAGATTAATAGACTTGCAGAAATCAATCGTGAGCTAGATAAGAGAACCAATAGAACTAAGGAGTATATAGCTCTTGAGAAAGAAGCACTATCGTTACAAAAAGCTGGAGTTAAACTTGAAAAAACGATGGAAGGAATCCGAAGTTCTGAAGAGGGTATACAAAGAAGAATAAACTCAGCGATAAAAGATAGAGAAGGTTCTATTACAAATATTTTAAAATCTGCTATAAAAATGGATTTATCATCGGCTTCGGAATTATTAAATAAAAGAAAAATTGCAAGTAAAGAAAAAGAACTGGCACAAGTTCAAGAAAGTATTGCAGACTCACTTCAGAAAGATGTGAAAGCTGGAAAAATTACAGTAACAGATAGGGCAAAAATACTTAAAATTCAAGATGGTATTGCTTCTGGTAAAATAAAAGAAAACGATGTCGGAGGAAAATTACAAGGACTTAGTGCTAAGGGTTTAGCAAATTCAAAACTATATGGTAAAAACCTTAAAGAACAAGCAGGAACTCAAAAAAATATAGGTGGTCTAATAAGTAAAAGTGCGGGTGGATTGGCAAAATGGGGAGCCAGACTTGGTGCATTTGGTGCGATAGCTGTTGGAGTGTATAGCTTGATAGCTAAGTTTGCAGCTAAAATAGATGAGGTAGGAAAAACATTTGGATTCTTGACAAGCCAAAATGAACAATTTAGAGGAGATTTAATAGCAGCTGGTAATGAGGCTATTATGATTGGAAAGAATCTTTCAGATGTTCTTTCTGTAACGGCTCAACTTTCATCTGAGTTTGGTATAACATTAGACGAAGCTGCTGATTTATCAAGAACTATTTTAGACACAGCAGTAGCAACAGGTATATCCAACGATGAAGCTACCAAGTTATTTGGTACTTTTATGCAAATTGGAAACTTGACTTCTAAACAAGCAGAAGATTTAATAGAAGGAACTGCTCAGTTAGCTGCTCAAAAAGGTGTTGCTCCAACTGCTGTATTGCGAGATATGGCTAGTTCAGCTGAAGAGATTGCTTCTTTTACAAAAGATGGTGGTAACAATATAGCCGATGCTGCTGTTCAAGCTAGACAAATGGGATTATCCTTATCTACTACTGCTAAAATTGCTGAGGGGTTATTGGATTTTGAAAGTTCAATAGCTAATGAAGTAACAGCTTCAGTAATGATTGGAAAACAATTAAACTTTCAAAAGGCAAGACAATTAGCACTTGAAGGTAATATTGCTGGAGCCACTAAAAACATAGTATCTCAAGTAGGGAGTGAAGCAGAGTTTAATAAATTAAATGTATTCCAAAGAAAATCACTTGCTAAATCAATCGGTGTTTCTGTTGTTGAGATGAGTAAACTAGTAAAGGGTTCTAAAGAATTAACCCTTAGTGGTGCTTTAGCTGGAAAGAGTTTTGGTGATTTGATAGGTCAAGATTCTCTAAGTACACTTACGAGTATTGTTAATTCCATCAAATCACTTGGTGCTACTTTACTTGATACGTTTGGTGGTCCTTTAAATGCGTTATTAGAAAAATTTAGAGATAACTTTACTGGTCCTGAGGGTATTGAAAAGATGAGAGCTACTGTTAGGAGTATAGGTGAAACATTAATTACAGTTTTAAATGGAATTATATCTGTTATTAATAAATTTACATTTGACAATATTACCACGATAGATAAAAATAAAGTATTTGGAACACCAACAAACGACTTTCGTGGTGGTAGAGGTGGGATAACTACAATGGCAGGACCCGCTGGTGTGTTTAAATTAAATCCAATGGATTCTGTAATTGCTACAACCAATCCAATACCAACAAATGATTTTGGTCCTCAACCTGCTGGTTCAGTTGGTGGTGCACAAAAAATTGAAGTAACTGGAACACTAATAGGAACTAGAAGTTCACTAATGGCAGTTATTGAGCAACCATTGGGGTAAATAATGGGTTTAGAAAATTTAAAATCAGTATTTAACGACCTAACAAAAAATGTCAAAGAAGACTTTGGAGGACCACATGGTCAAGGTGTTCACGGTGGTTTAACAAACGAAAGACCATCAACACCATCATTTCCAGATAAAAATTCTTTACTTGATAATACAGCAAATGGAGCATCAATCCCACCACAAGTTGCTAGGGTATTTCCAGATAATCGATCTATGAAACCAACATTGGAAAGTGGAAGGGGATTAAAAATAGGTTCTTCTGTTTTCTTAGATGCGACTGGTAATAGTAGATTTTCTATAGGAGATGCTCATCCTAAAAATTATTCTATACTCGATGATATTACTCAAAATAAAATAGATAGAAATTTATTACAAAGTAAATCGCCAATTAATATATTGGGTATCGATGATACTACACAGGTAGTGGATTACAGTCCTTTTATTGAAACTCCAATAGGCACATATAGTGGAACTCAAACTTTTAATGAATTGTTATCGGATAAAATAAAGAAAAAAACTTTTGATATAACTACTTTAGGTAAAAATGGAAGATTAGGTGATCCAGAAGGACCATATGTATTAGGAACTCTTTTTAAACATAACCACAGAGGTTCACCGCAAAGAATACAAATAGATACAGGAGTTGTTAATCCAAATTCTAATATTGGCGAAACAATAAAAATAAATACCGGAAGAGCTGGTATAGGTTCGTTAAGTAATTTAGATATAAAAGGATATTCAACAAATTTTAGAACTGGTCTCATAGGTGATGGCGAACCTTATATTGTTAATGATATTGGTAGCCCAACAAATCAAGTTGGTAATAATAGAGATTTAATACCTTGGAGAGCGGCTCTTGATGATGTATCAAGGTTAGCTCAGTTTTATACATCGCCAGCTGGTCTTGCTTTTACGGTAAAAGAAAATATTACTAATGCTCTTATCGGAGATGGGTTAAAAGTAACAGAACCATTTAATTTTGTAATGGCTCCGCCTGTTCCAGTTCCAAATACAGGATTTTTAAATTTTGTACAACAATCAATTCAAGGTGCTGGATTAGGTAGTATAAGAAAACCATTCAAAGTTCAGTATTCTGATTTAACTAATTTCGGTGGATTAAGTTATGCTAATTTAGGTGACAGGCCACTTGGGCTTGCAGAATTATCACGAATAGAAATTCCAAAAGGTGATAGTTTTATTGCAAAAGCTGCCAGAAAAGTATTAGTACCTTTTAGAAATTTAGGATTAAAAAAACTATCACAGGCAGTACAGGTTCCTTTAGTTAAAAGACCTACAAAATTTATTGATTTAAGTAAAGGGCCAAAGAAAACAAGTTATGCCGATGAAGCTGGTTCATTATTGTTGGAAGATGATAAGGCTGAAAAAACATCTGATGAGCTTTTTGAAAAAGGCGATTTTTATGTAAAAATAAAAGATTTAAGGTCTAAGGCTTTGATTTACTTTAGAGGATATGTAACTGGTATAACAGAAAATGTCAATCCATCATTCACACCAACAAATTACATTGGTAGAAGTGAGCCTGTTTATATCTATGAAAGAGGTGAAAGAGATATAAGTTTTAATTTAAGAGTATATCCTGCTAATTCAGTTGAACAATTTGCCATGTATGAAAAAATTGAACAACTCACAAGTTTAGCATATCCTAATTATTTACCAGAACAAAATAATAATTCTTTAATTAGAATGCAACCACCATTTACAGAACTTTATATGGCACATATTGGAACTAAAAAACAAGGTCAATTTGGATTTATGAAATCTATATCTTATACGGTACCTGGTGAGGGTGATTGGGATGCTTTGAAGGGATTACCTAGATTATTTGACATCGCTATATCTTATCAAATTTTAAGTAAAAAACCACCACAAATGGGCGAATCATTTTACGGAAGAGGTCTATAATGAGTAGATATGATAATGTAAAAAAAAATAAAAATAAAAAATTTATGTATACTGGAACATCTTATCTTCCAAAACACGAAGATAAAAACTCGGATATTCTTCTTATCGCTACACAAGGTGATAGGTGTGATTTAATAGCACAAGAATACTACGGAACAACTGAACTATGGTGGTATGTTGCTTCAGTAAATAATCTAAAATCCAATAACATTGAGGCTGGAACTCAGTTAAGGGTGCCGGTTTCAACAGAACAAGCAATTATAAAATAAAATGGGTAAATTTAGTGATAAGGTTTTTGGTGCTAATGTAGGCCAGAAAACCATAGACATATTTAATGCTTTACAAAAAGGTAAGTATGAGTTTAAACCAAATGAATCGGTAACTGATTTACCAGAACACACAAAATACTTGGGTGAAAAAACTACATTTGCTAGAATGTGGGTTGCTGTTGCTGTAAGTGGTAGTGATGTTGAAAATGATATTTTTTACCATTCTATAAACGATAATAAATTTAATAGTTACTTACCCAATGAATCAATTTCAGATTCAGATATTTTTACAGAAAATGCAGATAATCCTTATTTAAAACCAAATGCTGGAATAACTTCTATATCATCAAAAACAGAAGGTGATTTAGGTGCTGTGAAAAGAACAAATGTAGAGTTTGTTGTTCATAACAAAAATGATTTTGATAATATATATTTACCCTTTTTTCTACGACCAGGTACTACAGTAATATGTGATTTTGGATGGTCTGATAAAAATTTAGAACTATATGATATAGGAAGTGTTTTATCTAATGCGGATACTGAATTAAAACAACTAAAAAAGTTTATTTATGGTGGTCCTGAGTCTGGTCCTGATGGGGAACAGATATTTACAAATAGTGATGGTCAAAGGTATTACCATAGTAAGCGTGATGATGGAGCAGCTGCTTTTGTTACCGATAACACATCACTTACACCTCCTGGTTTTTTACATAAACACGAAGGTTTGGTGGATACTAATATTGGTGTGGTTACTAATTATAGTTCAAAGGTAAATCAAAATGGTTCATTTGAATGTAGTGTGGAATTAGTTTCGCAAAATGCTACTATTTTAGATAATGAAATATCAGCTGATAATAATTTAAAATTTATATTTGCTAATAAAATTGAAGAAATTATAATAAATGATTTGATTGGCGTAGAAGATCCCTCCATTACACTTGCAAGTAAAATTGAAGGCTATGATGTATTAAGTAGTTCTGAAAAACAAGAATATTTTGATAATTTCTTTAGTGGATTATTATTAGAAAATAGACAAGATGCTGATGAAGCTTCGGAAACTGCGGCTGAACAAAATGGAGAAACGCCATATACTACAGTTGGTGCTATTGGAAAAATATCAGATGTAGAAACAAAATTAGGTATATACTTTGAAGATGCAGGAAGTAATAATCAAGATAGTTTATATATAAGTTTTGGTAAATTTAATGATTTATTTCTTAATAAATTTGTTGCTAAAAATAATAATAATGAAGAGAGATATGAAATTAATTTCAAGTTAATAGATTATCATGTAAGATATGAGAAAAATTTATATAGACGGCAAACATCAATTTTAACCGGAAACGAAGATTTGCCTGTTTTTTTATACCCAAAAAATTGGGAATATAGTAGAGATGCGGGTAAAAATACTGATATGTGTTCTGTAAAGAAACAAAAATTTGGAGATAATCCATATGGTATACCTGTAATACCTCTTAGAGAAATATTTATAAATGTTTCAATTATAAAACAGGCATTTAATAAAAAGCAAACTGTGAATGATGCTATAAATTTTATTTTACAAAGTATTAATGAAGACTCTTTTGGGGTAATTAATTTAAAAATGATATCACCAAATCGCAGTTATTCTGAAATAGGATTTCAAGATAATAATTTAATAAATACATTACCTAGCGCCGATAAACTTTTGTCATTCGATGTCACTTCAGGTAATGGTGTCGTAACTAACATGGATTATAGTTTTGAAACACCAAAGGGTGACTTACAAAATATGTTGGCAATAGGATCTAAAATTGACCAATCTATATTTGATGTAGCTAAATTAGATAATTTAAATTTTTTAAATATAATGAAGAGTAAAAAGTATGAAGGAAAAAATGTATTTATAACAAGTTTACCTTTTAGTAAAGTGAACGAACCAGATGATGAGATAAATGAAACTGATGTTGATGTAAAACAAGACACGAATACAAACTATGGTAATTTAGATGAAGCCCAACTTGATAATATAAATGCTTCTTTTGATGACCTTGTCAAGGCAATTGAACCTATAGCTAAAGAAAAATCTAAAAAACCTAAACCCAAGCCAAAAAAGAAAAGGAAGAAAAAGAAGAAACAAAATGTTCTAAGTGCAACTTCGAGGCGAGATTATTGGGGAAAGATGGCTAGAAAAGATAATGTATTAAAATCATCTACTACATCTACAGAAGAAACTATATCACCTATATTACCTATAAATTTAACATTATCTGTTTATGGCAATAGTCATTTAAATATAGGAGATGTATTTACAATTAATTTTTTACCAAAATCATATACTCCTTATTTATACTTTCAAATAATGGGGGTTGAACATAAAATAGATTCTAAATGGGAAACTACATATCAAACACAGTATAGAGTAAGACCAAGTGCTAAAAAGATAGTAATATCTGAAGAAATAGAAAAATTAAGTGTTAAACTTGATGAATCAACACTTACTTCCGATTTAAGAAATTCCGGAGTTCCATCAAAAATTATAGAAATTTCTGATTTAGAAAATGCAAAGTATTTAACTTTATCTGATGATTTAAATTGGAGAGGAGAAGAAATACCCATCATTTCAAAGGAGAAAACTGATTTTACAACTACTATATTAAATAAAATCAATGATGATAATATAAATTCACCAGAACAAGTTAGAATTGCTTATGGGTTTACAGAACTTATGTTATCGTATATAAAAAATGTACCTGATGGTAAAAAAGTAAAATACTACCCAAGAACTAAAAAAGGAATAGGGGGTTCATATGATTTAAGTGACAAAAGAGATGAAAAGTTATATGATATTATGGTTGAATTTAATTATGATGGAAATGATCTATTCGACAGTTATCATACTCTATTTGATATTTATCGTGATAACCAATCAGGAGATGATGATGAGAATGGAACTGATGATAAGGATAGAGCTAAGACGATGTTTGAACGAAACTCTAAAAGAAATCCATTTAAACAATTCATAACAGACCTTAATGGAAAAAATATAGATATTGATGAATTATTTGTAAAGTATAATAAAGAAATAGATAAGGACTATGCTCCAATTATATCAAAAGTAAAGTTTAGATTGCGTAATGACACCGCGGAAATTCCTTCATATATATCTTTAACAGATATAGGAACTTATAATTATGATAGTCAATTATTAAATAGTATAAATATTCCTAAATGGTTTCTTAATGGCGATGATTCTTCTACATTTATAAACAACTTTTTAAGGGCTATCGAGAATACTACACTACCTACATAATAAACACTTGACTTTCTACTAAATTATCCTTAACTTACCATATGGTAAAAATGGTTACTACAAAGCCTAATTGGTCAAAATCACATCCCCTAAACAAGCTAGTTCTTATGTATGATGCTATAGAACATAAGTTAGTTTATGCTGACCATTACGAACATACAACAACAGAAATAGATTATCCAGCAGACGAAGGTGTGTTAATTAATGATTGGAAGGTAGGGCATGCTTATTCCTTTGCCGGTCGCCCTAAGTATTGTGCCGACATCCTAAACTATTGGATGCTAAACCAACCACTTGAGCATATACAATGGGATAACTTTTACGACCAAGATGATTTTACATATTACTATCCGTTAGATAAGATGATAGAACAATTATGTGAAAAAGTTCCAAAATACGATAGTCTGTTTAATGAAAAAACATTTATGAAGTTTCATAGAGATTTTGTAAATGCCTTCGGTGAGTTAGAAAAAAATGGTATTGGAGTAAATACAGACTTTACAAAGATATTCGGTGAGCATATGTTAAAGTATATTCACAATAAAAAGATATATCAGAACTATAACTTTTTTACAACCACATCAAGGCCATCCAACTCTATACACAATCTTAACTTTGCTGCTCTTACACCTGATATGAGAAAAGCCTTTTCACCACTTAACGATGTATTTGTTGAGTTTGACTTTGCTTCCTATCACCCAAGGTTGATTGCTAAATTGATTGACTATGACTTCGGTGACTCATCGGTTTATGGTAGGTTAGCAGATGACCTTAATGTTACAGAGTCAGAAGCAAAGACAATAACATTTCAAAATCTATATGGTGGTGTAAGAAAGGATATTGCTAAGATGAGTGAGTTTTTCAGAGGTGTAGAAAATCTAGTAACCATACTTTATGACGAATATATGACTCGGAATCATATCCTATCACATATTTATAAACGACCAATGAAGAGAGCTAATTTAGGTGATCTAAATGCTCAAAAGTTATTTAACTACTACATACAATCGTATGAAACAGAACGGAATGTTACTATCTTAAACAAATTACATTTATATTTATTAGAGAAGAAGACTAACATAGTTCATTATAACTACGATAGTTTTTTATTTGATTACGCTAAAGAGGATGGAAAGGAAACAATACACGACATCCAAAACATCTTACAAGAAGATGACTTTATTATTCATAGTAAAGTTGGCAATACATATGGGACATTGAAGAATTATGAGTTTTAACCTAGATAGTCTTTTTATAGAGTGGAGAAGAATTGTACCTACGGGTATACCTAATCCAAAGAACGCTTACCATTTAACCTTACTAAAAGAGATTTGTTTATCAAAGGGTATCAGCACAGAAGTAGTAGATAGTGTAATGTTAGTTTTAGAAGCAGAAGAAAAACCTTTAGATGATAAAGAAAAAGAAAAAGCTGACAAGATGGGTTTGAAATGGAAAGGAAAGGGGTATGGAAAAGAAAGTGAAAAGGGAATATCACATAAAAATGTTGATGGTAAGTTAGTTGCAGTAGATGGTGACGAAGAAAAAGAAGAACCAGACACATCTAAATTAAGTGGTGATGATTTTGAAGTTGGTGGGGAAGATGGGTATTTGTCAAAAGGCGGTGGCGATAACGATGATAGCGATGACATTGAAGATAAAGAAGAAAAACCAAAAGGAACTCCTGTAGAGAAAAAATTAAGTAGTGCCGTTAAGAAAGGAGCTGCTAAAACTATAGAAAAAACGGATAATGTAATTAAGGAATTGGAAGGGGAACTAGAAGATATACTTGATAACGATGAAAGAGCAAATAAACAAGGTGAGATAAATAGATTAAAAATATTAAAGAAAAATTGGACTAAGTTAACTGATGCTGAAACAGAAGAAGAACGAGAAGAAGCTGTTAGAGAGATGGTAGAGAATGGTCTTTTAGCCAGAAATTCCCCAGGCAGTTCAAAACGCAAGATTTATTTTACAGAAGATGTTAGTGGAATGGGATCTAAAGATGGAATGATGACACAGAAAGGCACACCAGGAGATGGAAATAGTTTTTCACAGTTAATAAGTGATATTATTGATAGTGGAGGAATGGAAGGTGAAGTTGGATTGATGAACACTAGTGCAGCTAGAACATTAGCTAAAGTTAGTGGTGACCACAACGAAGCTGGTGTTTGTGCTTTTTTAGATCCAAGTGAATTAAATGAAGAAAATTATAGAAAGACACAAGATAGTTATGCATCTTTGGGTGGCGATGAAAGAAGAGCAAATAAACAAAATCAGGCTGCTGCTGAAAAGGTAAAGGACTATTTATCTAAAATGGATCCACCTTGTGAGGTTGAAAAAGCTGAAGCTATGGGACATCTCGGTAATCAACAAATTAGAGACAAATATGGTATTGATCCAAAAGTAAATCCAACAGATTTTTTTGTTTATTGTAAGGATGGTAGAAAAAAAGGTATTTCTGCTAAAATATATTCTAATCCAAAAAGTATAACAATGAAAAATTCAGGAACTAAAAAGGCTGGTGCATCTTATTTAGATGATCCATCTATTGATGAAAAATTAGATTCTTTAAAAGAAAAACACAACATAGGTAATAACCCTACAGATAAAGAAAAATCAGCATTTAAAACTGAGTATTTAAAACTATGGACAGATAGTATGGAAGAACTATCAAAGACACCTGATGGCCAACAAAAATTAACAAGAATGTGGAATGAAGTACATGGTTGTGGGGAAGATGTCGCTACTTTAATTACAAATAAGAAAACTGGTGAAGTTAAACTTCATGGTCCAGATCATTATTGTGATCCAGAAGGACCACTTGAAGTAATACAGGATAAAACAAAGATAATGGTAAAATTTGGTAAAGATGATGAATGGACAGAAATGGTATGTAAAACAGAGAAGGATGGCTCTGTAAAACTATTGTTTAACCACAATTCAAGAAAGGCTTAAAATGAAAACACAACTATTATGTACATTTACAACTCAACACAATCTTGAGCAATCAATTCGTGATATAACGAAAAACTTTAAGATTGTATTTGACAAAATTTATGTATTACAAAACGAAGAAAAAACAAAAGAGTTAATTTGTACTTATAATGTAGATAGAGAAGAAAAAATAGATTTTAATGCAGTAAGTAATACCATCTCTTTACATAGAAAGAAAATTACAAATACACTATACACGATAAACGCCCTAAACGAGCTGATAAAGACCATAAACAATGGTGTGTTAGACACAAACTATCAGGTCGAATGGGATACCTATAAAAATATGATATTGATTTCCAATAAGGAAGGATTACAGAAAATACCTACAAGAATACTTAAAATAATAGAGTTATAAATGGCATCACCAATATATTTTTTTACCAGAAGTGGTTGTATCTGGTGTCAAAAGATGAAACCGTCTATTGATAAGATAAACGAAACATTAAATGACGAACAAAAGATAGAAATACTTTCTATTGACGACCAAAAATCAAAAACAATCTACAATAACATCATTCGTATGAATAAACTACAGAATGTTGTTCCACTAATGTATAACTCAAATATAGGAACAACGCTTTTAGGTTATAAGGATATAAGAGACATCAGAAAGTTTCTTAAAGCAGAACCAATAGACTACAAAAAACCATTAACAACTTTACCTCACTTTGACATAAAAAATAGTTCAATAAAAGACTTGGATAATTGGAAAAAAGATGTTATATTGTGGTATGAAACAAATAAAGCTAATCTTCCATCAAATGTCGTAGATAAGGAAAGGATGATTGATATGGTCTATAAACAATTTATGGCTTATCGAACAAAACCCTTGACAATTGAAGAAAGATTTAGTAAATTAGAGGAACAATCACAAGAATACGATGTGAGATATGAAAAGATGAATAAAGAATTGAAAAACCTAAAGCTACAAATAAAAAAGTTAAAAAGACTAAAATAAAGCTTGTTTTTTAATAAAAAAATTCGTATATTATACGGATAGGTTACAAGTAAATATTTTTAATGAATATTTATACTCGTAATACTAATAATAATAAATAAACATAACGGAGAAACATAATGGACTTAGATGCTATAAAAAGCCGTCTCAATCAGTTACAAAATACTACTACAAATAGTTTTTGGAAACCTCAACCTGGAAAATCACAAATTAGGATAGTACCTTATCTACATGATAAAAGCAATCCTTTTAGTGAACTTTTCTTTCACTACTCACTAGTACCAAATAAAACGGTGTTATCACCTTTATCATTTGGACGACCTGATCCAGTTCAACAATTTGCTGACAAACTTAAAGGTTCCGGCAATAAAGATGAATGGATTCAAGGTAAGAGAATCGAACCTAAAATGAGAACTTTTGTTCCTGTGATAGCTCGTGGTGAAGAATCCGAGGGTGTTAAGTTTTGGGGTTTTGGTAAAACTGTTTATCAAGAACTTCTTGGTATAATTGCTGATCCAGATTATGGTGATATCTCAGACTCTACTACAGGTCGTGATATTGTTGTCGAAAGACAAACACCTGCTGAAGCTGGTAATCAATATGGTAAGACAACTATTCGTGTCAAACCAAATCAAACAGCACTCTCCGATGATTCTGCTATGTTGCAGAAACTTTTGGAAAACCAAGCTAATTTGACAGAGTTATATAATGAACCAACCTATGATGAGTTAAAAGAACATTTATCAGGTTTCTTGAATCCACAAGATTCTACAACAGAAACCACAAAGGAACCAGAAATGGTTGCTACAGAAAAATCTTCTAATGTAGAAGATGATTTCGATAAGTTATTTAATTCGTAATTAACCGCGTGGTCGAGGTGTGCTGGTTTCCTCCTTTTTCCGGCACACCTCATTTTTTGGAGAAATAAATGTCAAATAAAGATGAATTAGCCGGTATCCTTGCCGGTGAATTAAACAAACAATTTAAATCACATCAAGTTGCTTACTTCTTAGATGGTGCTCAACAAACTCCAACCGATATTACGGATTGGGTTGGAACGGGTTCTACCTTATTAGATTTAGCAATATCAAACAGACCTAATGGTGGTTTGGCTGCTGGTAGGATTACTGAAATAAACGGACTAGAGGGAACTGGTAAATCACTTATCGGTGCTCACGCTCTTGCTTCTACGCAGAAGAAGGGTGGTTTAGCTGTTTATATCGATACTGAATCTGCTGTATCAGCTGAGTTTTTACAATCAATAGGTGTGGATACAAAATCTATGATGTATATCCATTTAGAAACTGTTGAGGATATATTTGATGCGATTGAAACAATTGTAACAAAAATAAGAGAATCAGACAATGACCGATTAGTTACGATTCTTGTAGATAGTTTGGCTGCTGCTTCTACTAAGGTAGAGATGGATGCTGACTTTGATAAAGATGGTTGGGCTACAAGTAAAGCTATCGTCTTATCTAAAGCTATGAGAAAGATAACTCAATTAACTGCTCGTCAAAAAGTATGTTTGATTTTTACAAATCAATTAAGACAAAAGATGGGCGTAATGTTCGGTGATCCTTGGACTACAAGTGGTGGTAAAGCTTTACCTTTCCATGCTTCTACTCGTATTCGTTTAAAGAATATGGGACAAATCAAAGATACCAAAAAGAATACTATTGGTATTAAGATAAGAGCTCAAGTAATCAAGAACAGATTAGGTCCACCTTTAAGAAGTGCAGAGTTTCCTTTATACTTTGATAAGGGTATTGATGACTTTGGTAGTTGGCTAACTATAATGAAAGACCATAAGTTAGTTAAACAAGCTGGTGCTTGGTATACTTATACCGACCAGAATGGTAAAGACCATAAGTTTCAATCAAAAGACTTTGGTGCTTTAATTTCCGATGAGGAAACACAAAAATACATATACAAATCTATCTGTGAAAAAATAATACTAAAGTATGACTCTGCTCAACTTGGTATTGATGATGTAACAACAGAAGATGAGTTTGCGGATGAGTAAATCCGATAAGAATCTATTAACAAAAAGATTCTATGAAGTTAAAGAAGAGATTGACGTAAATCCAGAAACTAAGAATTTAAACGACCATGTTTTATTGGTCGATGGTTTTAACACATTCATTCGTAGTTTCAGCGTCAATCCCTCTTTAAACGAGGATGGTGCTCATGTAGGTGGTTTAGTAGGGTTTTTAAAATCGATAAGATATACAATTAACAAGTTTAAACCAACTCGTTGTATTATTGTATTTGACGGCAAAAACTCTTCTAAACCACGACAAAAGATATATCCACAATACAAAGCTGGTCGTAAAGTTAGAAGCAGACTAAATCGTCTTGTAGATTGGGGTGGAGGTCCACACAATGAACGAGAGAGTATGGGAATGCAACTTAAACGACTAGTTGAGTATTTGGAATGCTTACCACTAACTATTGTATCTATTGATAACTTAGAAGCAGACGATATAATGAGTTATATTCCTAGTGTTATACTTAACAAAAGTAAGTTTACAATAATGTCTTCTGATAAAGATTTCTATCAGTTAGTGGATGAAAGGGTAAAGCTTTATTCACCTACGAAAAAAGTTCTATATGATAGAGATTTAATAAAAAAAGAGTTTGGAGTTTACCCGCAAAATGTGTTAACTTGTAGGGTGATAGATGGAGACAAATCAGACGAAATACCTGGAGTAAGAGGTGTGGGTGTTAAAACTTTAGTTAAAGAATTTCCACTTCTAACAGAAGATAAGACCTTTACAACTAAAGACCTTTTAGATATGGCTAACTCTAAAGATAGTAGAGTATCAAATCTAATAAAAGATAACGAATTAGTAATAAAGAGGAACTACCTATTAATGCAGTTATCAAATCCTGATATAAAAAATCAGACAAAACTAAAAATCGGAGACTCGGTCAGGAGTATGGCGCCAAGTTTAGTAAAATATCAGTTGCAAACTTTGTTTGTAAAGGATAAATTATGGGGACAAATACCTAACTTTGATAATTGGATAACAGAGTTCAATATCCTTGACCATTATTGGAAAAATAAAAAATGAGTAAAACAAAAAACATTTCAGAATTTGGATATAGCTTTCAAGTAAAGTTTATCGTATGTTTAATAACTGATAAGCTGTTCTTGGAACAAATCGTTGATATATTAGACGAAAAGTATATTGATAATGATGGTTTTAAGTGGATTGTAAAAGAAATCCGTGAATATTACCAAGAATACAAAACAACCATTACTATGGAAGTGTTTAAGATTAAAATAAAAGAAATAGAATCGGATTTACTTCAAGTTAATGTAAAAGATTCACTAAAAGAGATTTTTAAGAGTATAGAAGCTGATGATTTAGAATATATCAAAGATAAAGCATTAGAATTTCATAAAACACAAGTATTAAAGGATGCTGTTATACAATCAGCACAAATATTAGAGGTGGATGGTAATAATGATGAAATAAAATCACTTATTGACCATGCTATGCAAGCTGGTGTGGAAAGAAATCTAGGACACGACTATTTACAAGATATAGATGAAAGATACGAAGAATCTGCTCGTGTAACATCACCAACTCCTTGGGATATAATGAACGAGTTGATGCAAGGTGGATTGGGTGCTGGTGAGTTAGGAGTTGTAGTTGCTCCTGCTGGTATTGGTAAATCTTGGGTGTTAAGTGCTATGGGTGCTTACGCTATCTCACAAGGATTAAATGTAGTTCATTATACATTAGAATTAAATGAGGCTTATGTTGGATTACGATATGATAGTATCTTTACTGGCGTAGAAAGTCAAAATCTTAAATATCATAAAGAAGAAGTAATGGAAAAGTTATTTAAGTTAGAAGGTAACCTAACCATTAAGTATTACCCAACAAAAGCTTGTACAGTAAATACACTATCTGCTCACTTAAAGAAAGTAACTACATTTGGTGAAAAGGTAGATATGGTATTAGTTGATTATGCTGATATTATGAAAGATGTAAGTAAGGCTCAAGAAATGAGACATGCTCTTGGAAACATCTACGAAGATTTACGAGGTATGGCTGGTGAATTACAAGTTCCTGTATGGACGGCGTCACAAGCTAATAGAAGTGCGTTAGATGAGGATGTTATTGAGGCTAGTAAGGTTGCTGAAAGTTACTCAAAGGTAATGACGGCAGACTTTGTTATGTCGTTAAGTAGAAAGATAGAAGATAAGATAGGTAATACCGGTAGATTTCATGTTATTAAAAACAGATTTGGTCCTGATGGTTTAACTTATCCAGCAAAGATAAATACAAATATCGGTAAGATAGAAATCTTTGAAAGTAATTCAGTTCAAGGTAAAGGTGTTCAAAACAAAATCAATAACAGAGATAATCAAGTCAAAAATATGTTATCTGCTCGTTATGAAGATTTGATGAGTGAATAACAATCCTACTATATTAACAGATGTTTTTGGGTTCAATAAAAATGATGTTGAATATGAAAAAGTAACTTCTGATCTAAGAGGTCATGATCCTGAATATGGAATAGAAGTTATTTTCAAGTATTGGAGAAAGAAAGGTTTTCCACATTATCAGGTTAGAGAAGATGAAAAACATAGTATGATGAGAAAACTACAAAGGTTTGATACAAATACTATTTTTAATGATAATAGAATCAATCAAACAATGCACGGTTTAAGATTAGCTTGGACTTACTTTCCACATTGGGTTGATATACAATGTGGTAATGCTCCAAGAACACCGATGGATACATTTATGGACGATGATAAACTTAAAGCTGTTATCAAAAAATGTTGGAGATGGTGTTCTACTCAATTTGCTGGGGAAGAGGGTATAGATAAAAACAGATTTAGAGAGAATAGATTTAGACAATCATTAAAGATTTATACAGGTACACAAGCAGTAAGTAATTTCCGACCAACTGCTGCTAAAATGATATATGAAAAGTTTGGCGGTGATGCTATTTGGGATATGTCGTGTGGATGGGGTGGTAGATTACTTGGATTTTTAGCTAGTTCAAGACCAAAGTATATTGGTACAGAACCATCAAGTTTAACCTTTGAAGGATTAAAAAAGATAAAAAAAGATTTTTTTTACTTGACAAAGTCAGTAGAATTACATAAATTAGGTAGTGAAGAATTTGAACCA